TAAACTTCAACAAGCTAATCAGCTATTAAGAGAAATTCGTAATGTAATGAAGTTATATAAAATGAAAGTAAACGATGCAGAAGTAGTTGAGCCAAATCCGCTTGATGATATTTTTCAAAGTCCTATCGAAGAATTAAGGGATATATTTAAGAATATGTGTTAATAATTTTGTATATTTGTAAAAAGTAGTTTATCCACCTACGTTAAGACTTAAGGTTAATTATAACCATAAAACCCTGACTAATTGGAGTGGATACCAATAGTTGGGGTTTTTTAATAAATTAAAACTAAAAAAAATGAGAAATTTACCGAAGATTAATGACATTTACACTGATAAGATTTCAACACAGAAATCAGATGTTTTTGTTACTTTAATGAATCAACCCCCTAAATTAGAGTGGGTAAAAGAACACCCAATTATTCAAGGTTACAAATATTTACCTATTGAAAGGATTGAGTATTTATTAAAAACTATACTAAAATCTTATAAGATTGAAATTACAGGTCAAGGACAAAGTTTCAATGGCGTATGGGTAACAGTTAGAATACACTATTTACATCCTGTTACTAACGAATGGTTATTTCACGATGGTATTGGCGCAAGTCAATTACAAACTGCAAAAGGCACTTCCCCAACTGATTTAAACAATATCAAAAATGGTGCTTTATCAATGGCTTTCCCTGTTGCTAAAACAATAGCAATTAAAGACGCTTGTGACCATTTCGGTAAACTATTTGGTGCGGATTTAAACCGAAAAGATGTTATTAATTACGAATTAGATTTGACTTTGATTGAATTAAATCCAGCGCATCCAAATTGGGATAAAGTAAAAGAAGCTATTAAAAGTGGAGATTTCACAATAGAACAAGTACGAACAAAATATAATTTATCAGATGAAAACGCTACCAAACTTCAAGATTAGAGCAAGTGCTGGAGGTAAAATAATGACCTCGCCACGAAATAAAACAGAGTTAATTTCAGAAACTACAAAAACATACGTTAAGGAGTGGATGACTGAACACATTTACGGAATTAGAAAGCAAATCAATAATAAGTATTTATCAAAAGGAATATGGTTAGAGGATGAAGCGATTGATAAAGCTATTGAATGGTTAGATATTCCCTTTGCTATCAAAAATGAAAAGTCTTTTGAGGATGATTTTTTTACAGGCACACCCGATTTAATTGTTAAAGGAGTTGTTTACGATATTAAATGTAGCTGGGATTGTTTCACGTTCCCATTATTTGAAAGTGAAATACCTACAAAGGATTATTATTATCAACTTCAAATTTATATGCACTTAACAGGTTGCAAAAAAGCAGTCCTTACATACGTACTATTGAACACCCCCGAAGAGCTTACATACGAGGAAAAACACAACTACGATAGTATGGAAAAGCAATACAGAATTAAGACTTTTGAAATAGAATACTCGGAAGAGGTCATAGCCGATTTACAGCAAAGAGTGACAAATATTAGAGAATTTATAAAAACATTTTAAGATGGCAGAAATTCAAGTAACATTAAACGCAAACTTATTGCGAAATTTAGTAACTAAAAGAAGTTACAAAAACAAAGAGGGAGTTGATGTAGAACTTCAAGAAATCAAGTTTAAATTAGTTGAGGTTAAAGAGCCAAAAACTATTCATACAGCTGAAAAATACAAAATTGATAAAACGCATTTCGCTTGTGTCATTCAAACTAAAGAGGAACGTGAAGCAAAAAAAGAAACTATTTACATTGGTGAGGGATTTACAACTATATGGACAAATGAAACAGTACATCAAGCGGTAGTAATATCTGACCCTAAGCCAGTTGTTGTTGATGGTTTACCTTTTTAATGAATAAGCAAAATAAAGAACGATTTACAAAGCTTTATATTTCTAATTTGTTGGAAATATATCCATCTTTTAAGGGGCGTGAAAATACAATTCCGCCCCCTAAATTAAAAGAAACAGGAGCAAATGATTTAACAAGATTAGTAATTGAGTTTTTAAATATTAACGGATGCCAAGCGGAGAGGATTAGTTCACAAGGTCAGTTTAGGGATGGTCGTAAAGTTGTAACTGATTGTTTAGGCAGAAAGAGAACTATTGGTAGTGCGATTTGGACAAAAGGAACAAGTACAAAAGGAACGGCTGATATATCAGCAACAATAAAAGGTAGAAGCGTTAAGATTGAGATTAAATGGGGTAAAGACAGACAGTCAGATGCTCAAAAAGAATATCAATTATCAATAGAAAAATCATTAGGGATATACATTATAGTTAAAACTTTTGATGATTTTATTATTTGGTTTGATAATTTTTTATTAGATTTGTAGCTAAATCAATTTGGTGGAATTGATACTTTAAAAGCATTATTAATTATCCTTATGGGAGTAGTTGCCACCACAACGAAACCATAGGGATATTTTATTTATAAATATGTACTACTTAAAATTACTTGATAAATTTTCTTTACTTACTGTTGGAGAAAATAAGATACCAAACTTTGGATGGAAAAAACAACAAACTGAAAAGTTAAGCAAAGAAGATTTTTTAAAAAATTATCAATACGCTGGTGGCAAAACTTTCACAGATAGCGATGGAATTATTAATGAAATAAAACCAACAAAGAATGTAGGTATTATTACAGGTTTTGAAGATTTAGAAGTTATTGATATTGATTTAAAGGTTTTTTCTACTGCAAAAGAAAAAACAGACTTTTGGAATGAATATTTAGGATATTTACGAGACAATATTTTAGACTTTGATGACAAGTTTGTTATTTACAAAACTATGAATGATGGCTATCATATCCTATACAAATCAAAGAGATGCGATAAAAATACTAAAATAGCCAAGTTAAAAGGTCATACAGAAGCTATTATAGAAACTCGTGGAAAGTATGGTTATGTTTTTATTTATGAAAACAATAAGGTTTCTAAAAAAGAATATTTAGACATTGATTATATTTCAGATGAAGATAGGGATATACTTTGGACTTTTAGTAAAATGTATAATTATATTGAAACATCACCAGTTGAGCCAAAAAAAGATGCAAAGGTTTATAAAATTGGTGAAATAACCCCTTGGGAAGATTATAATCAAAAGGTTTCAATATTAGATTTGATTAACGATAGCTTTACAGTAGTTGGTAATCACGCAAAAAAATATGTAATAAAAAGAAATGGTGCAACTTCGCCACATTCGGGATATATCTTTAAAGATAACGGATTAATGTATCTTCATTCGACTGGAAGTATTTTTGATGCCGAAAAGATTTATACCCCTTTTTTAGTCTATTGTAAAAAATACCATAATGATGATTTAAAAGCTGGTGCATCAGACTTATATAAACAAGGTTATGGAAGTCGATTTGTCAAAGAGATTATCCCTGTTGTAAGCGAACAAGTTAAGTCAATAGAATTTCCTTTGGATATTTTTCCAGATGTAGTTGAAAAATATATTTTGCATTGCAAAGAAAGATTAATGTTGAATGAAGATTTTATGGCTGGTGCTTTGCTTTGGATGACTTCTATTTTGATTGGTAACTCGATGAAAATAGAAGCTAAAAAAGGATGGTTAGAAAGTCCTATTTTATTTATTGCATTGGTTGGTCGTGCTGGATTAGGTAAAACACCAAGTACTAAACCAATTATTGCTCCTGTTAAAAAGATTAATCAAAAAAAGATTGAAGATTATTTGAATAAATATAAGGAATATGAGCAGTATATTGAAGCTACTAAAAAAGAACAAGCTGGATTAGTTCCTGTTGAAAAGCCGAGAAAAAAACAAATCCTTGCCGAAGATACTACTATTGAAGCATTGATAAATTTACATAAGGAAAGCAATAAATCAATCGGAGTTTTTAAAGATGAACTTGATGGATGGTTTAAGGATATGAATAAATATAGAGATGGTTCTGATAAACAAAAATGGTTATCTATTTGGAGTAACGAAAGTATAATTGTTAATCGAGTATCACGCCCAGACTTGTATATTGCATCCCCTTTTATTTCTGTTATGGGTGGAATACAACCTACTATATTAGATGAGCAGTTTACAGCTGAAAATATTGCAAATGGTTTTATTGATAGGTTTTTATTTTGTTATCCTGAAAAGATAACATTTGAAGAGTTTGCTTTAAAAGATTTAGAAGAAAATATATCAGAATGGTGGAGCGATAGCATTATTAAAATAAGCGATAGCGTGGCGCAGTTTATAAAGAAAGATGAAAATGGTAACATTATACCTTTTATTTGTAAAATGTCGCAAGAAGCGTTTAAAACTTGGATAGGTATATTTAACGCATATTCTTCTATGCAAAACTCGGATGATGAAATTGAAAGCAATAAAAGTATGATTGCTAAAATAAAAGTTTACATTCCCAGATTTGCTTTGATAATTCACTTCTTAGATTGTATGTTTCACGGCAAATATTTTAGAGAAACTTTTGTACAAAATGAAACTATTTTAAAAGCTGATTTATTAGCGAAGTATTTTATAAATCAATTTAAAAAAATTAAATTAGATAGTGCTGAAACAACAAAGATAAAATCTAATATTTCAACTGCTACGGATAATGAAACTTTTGTAAGAAAGTGTTTTGAGGAAAACCCTAATTTTAGCCGTACAAAAGTAGCAGAATTATTGGGTGTTTCACGCCAGATGATTTATAGATACTTGAAGCAAAAAGTGTAAACCGTAGTTTACACTGGTTTACACTTGGTTTACACGCCTTAAGTATTGATTTTATTAAGGTTTACAGCGTTTTTTATGATTTGTAAACTGTAAACCACGCAAAAAACAAAAAATAAAAAAATAAAAAAAATAAATGAATATTATATTTTACATCGGTTTACAGGTTTACAAGTTTACAATCTTACGCAAAGTCAATAAAATAAAGGGATGAGGTTAAAATAATTTGTAAACC